CACCGAGAGATGACAACTGAGTATTATGCTTATCACTGCGGAACCAACCACCTGACGTTGTGATGTTGGCGTAGGATTTAGCATCCACACCGTTTGTCATCACATTACTCAGGCTCGTCTTACAGAGAGTAAGCCCTGAGTCATCTAGTGATTGCTTGCCCCCGAATATCGAGGTCGCAATTTTGCCAACAAGATTATTGATTACAGGAATCTTCGACGCAATCAGCCCGATAACGCCCCCACCAATGGCCCCCATCAGGGTTGTAGCAAAGCCATTGTTTGTGTTCAGATTGACACTTGGATTCGAGATGTTTGTAGACTTCACAATCTCTGATGCAAAGTTGCTAATGCTGTTGTTCAACTGCTGCAAAGCTGTGAGCATATCATTCTGCACAACCAATCCGAGACCAGAATTCTTCTCCGCAATCTTCAGAGAGTTGGCGATCGAATCACTTTTAGCGCCCGCTAGAACAACCTTCGTCCCATCTGTGATTGTCGGAGAGCCTAGAACAGTGCCCGTGCCTTGAATCTTTTGCTGATCTGCGGAGGACATCGAACCGCCTCCGCCAAAGCTTCCACTAATGGCAACACCCAAACCTGCAACAATTGCAGCCATCGCAGCCATACGAGCGAATGCCGAATAAGGGTCACCCGAGCCTTGTGTAAGCACAGCGTTGACACCTTTAATCAAACTCAGAGCAACTTCAGCCGTATGTAGCACTTGTGCAGCCTTAGCCATTGCTTGATAGCCTGTGGAGCCTTTTTCAAAGAACATTGCAGAAGCGTCAGCCATTTGACCGTAAGAGCCAATCTGCGCTTGAGCACCTTGCAGATGAAGGTCGTTCAATTGCTGTTCTTTCTCTACAGCGCTGAGCGAAGTGTTCTCACGAACAACTCGTTCTTTGTTGATGAGGTCAATCTGTGTAGCCTGTCCTTCAGCGAAAGCTTTGAACATCTTGCCAGCAGCCTGCCCAGCGTTGCCGAATGCGTTGGCGAGGGCACGCTCGATTTCGTTACCAGCGTCCTTCCACATTTTCACTTGCTCTGTGGCGATTTTGGTGAGTGCGGAGGAGCGGCCAAGGGCCGCGTTGTTTTGTTTGTCGTTAACCTCTTTTGCAGCATCCACAGCTTTGAGCTTCTGACGAGCAACAATCTCTGCGTCGATTTGGTTGATGCGACGAGCATTCATCGCCTGCTCAATGGCGTCTGTACTTTGTAAAGAGGCGCGTTCAGCGTTCAATGTGTCAATCTTGGCTTGCTCGATTTCACTTGCCATTTCTTTCTGACGTACACCAACAGCTTTCACAGCCTCTGGCAAATTGTTATAAGCATCAACTTGTGCTTGAACAGCTTTAGTTTGCTTTTCAATTTGCTTGAGAATATTGTCATTCTCTTTTTCTTGTTTAGCTTGTTCAGCAGCAAAGTTTACATCGGGTACGAGTGCATTTTCATCTTGTTTCAAGCCAATGTCGCTCATCACCTTATTCAGTTGTTTCTGAATATTGGCTTTCTTACTTGCAGCGTCATTCATCAACCGAACATCTTTGGAATGGAAATCATTGATAGCCGTGAGGGCTTTTTCAAGGTGCTCTTTTTCCAGATTAAGCTCTTTGTCGAGGATGCCTTCTTTTTCAGATTGGGCATCTTCATCGGCCATCAGCCCATACTTATTCTTAAAATCGATAAGCTTAACCTGATTGTCCATTGCACGCTTTTGGACTTCATATTCTTCGTTGATTTCATTGATTGTCTTGTCAAGACCTGACATACCCTCTGTGTGAGGTTTTGGTTGCTTCTTACTGTAGTAGTCAGTGATGTCCTTGTTGCGCTTGGCGATAGCTTCGTCGGTGTACATCGCTTCAGCTTTTTGAGCATCAGCCATGCGCTTAGCGTCACCCGATGCTTTGTCATAAGCAATACCGCGCTTGGCGATCTCGTCATTCACTTTCTGCTCTGCCAAAGCAATTTCAAGGGCAGACTCTTTAGACACCTGCCGTTGAACAGCAATAGTGCGAGCAATGGCGTGCATCCCTGCTGTCTGATCTTGTTGCTCTTTGCCCTTCTGTGCAGCATCAGTATCTTCGTTGTTCAGCTTGACAGTGGCTTCGATAAGTTGATTCACAATCTTCAACCGAGCCTCTGCCAAACCTGCACCCATGCTGCTTTCAGGGTGGCTAGTATCGAAAGGACGACCAAGACGTTTGTTGGACTCAGCAACCTCTTTGTCAAACTCCATTAGACGAGTCTTCAAGCGATCCACGATGGCTGCACTAGTGTCCTTCTTGCCGATGCCAAGCATAACATCCCATGCACCCGAAGCTGCCTCCTTGATGCCTAGCCAGATGTTTTGGATAAGCCCAAGACTTCCTTTAAGCTTTTCTGCACGCTCTTGCAGCTTGGAAGCATAAGCCTCTTCAGCTAGGTTCATAGCCTCTTGCGCCTGACCCTCTTTCTCCAACATAGAAATCTGTTCAAATTGGGAGGCTGTGAGGAAGTGGTATTGGTCATTCAGTCTCAGAATGTGTTGCGACACTTGATCGGTAGATCGCTTCGTGGATGTGATAGCAGCAGTGGCAATTGACTCAAACTGCTTAATCATGTCCTCTGCGGACTTGCCTGTGACGTGTGCCATCTCAGCAATAGCGGGCGCGATAAAGCCAATTTGTGTTCCAGTGAACCGACCGCTCTCAGCCAACTCCAACACAATCTTTTTAGCATCACCCATGCTGCCTACAGACCTACCAATGTCCACAGCCATCTGGTTCAAGTGGCTACCTGTCATGCCTGCATAGTCCCCAGTTTGGAGAATCGCCGCGTTGAAAGCCTTCTGCTCAGATGCACCTCTGAAATACGCCAGCGTCAATACGCCGAGCGTGGCAACTACCCCAGCAGTGATAGACGCTAGGAGGCCGAAGCTCATTCCTAGTGCGTTAGCAGCACTAGCGCCCTTCTCAAGCAAGCCGGGGAGGAAGTTAATACGTTCAGCAAGAACGATAAGCGAGCCACCAAAGCGTTGAAAACTTCCTTGGCTAAGTTCATGGGTCAACACCATCAACTCTCGTGCAGAACCTGCTGTGAGGAGATTGAAACTCTCGTGTGGACCTTTAGCTTTCTGAATAGCGTCAATATGTCCTTTTACAGCTTCACTTACGCCGAGTGTCGCAGCACGGGCACGCATCTGCTCAGCAGTGTAATCTCGCAATTGCTGATGATTCATGCCCACCGTTTCAGCTTGCCGTTTGAGCGTTGCAATAAAAGCGGTTGCCTCTTGGTTCATCTTAAGAGCTTCGGAGTGTTGTGCAGCCTCTGCTGCGTTCAAACGCTCAGTCTCTTGGCGCAATACCTTCTGTGCATCAGCAAGCTTACGAGCGTCTTCTGCGGCCTGCGCTTTAGCTTTGTTGGCGCAGAATTTATCAGCATCCGCCGCAAGCTTTTTCTCCGAAGCATAATAATCGTCAGCAGCTTTTGTAAGGGCTTTCCACTCAGCTTCCTCTTGCTTCATTGCTTGAATCTTTGCAGCAGCATCTTGTTTCTTATCGAATGTTGCGTTCATTCGGTTTGCCATGTCTTGCTGGGCGGCATACCAAGATTGTGCAGCATCCATTTGTTCTTGCTGCTTAGTACGAATATCGGCAGACTCTTTCTCGCGCATCGCTGCACGGTCAGCTTGACTCTGCTGAATCAGTGCGGTAAGTTTGTCAGCAAGAGCCATTCCATCAAACAACTCCTGCTGAGAAGCCATAGCAGCCTTCATAGCTTTGTCTTGATAGAATGTGTTAGACCTCTCCGTCATCATGTCGATGATGGCATTGTAGGCAGACGCTGCTTGTTGTGCAGCGTCTATTTGTGCTTTGGCAGAAGCTTTTGCACCGCTGCCTACATTAGATGTTTTCTTCTCAGCGTTCTCGCCCGCTTTAGCAAGATCGTTAAGGGCTTTTGTGGCATCCTGAATGCCTTCGCTGATAACGCGAACGGTTAGGCTGCTCGCCTCAAGGCTCATGTATTACTTCCCTCTCAAGAGTTGCATTTGCTCCCTAAACTTAAGGCCCAATGCGATTTGGTCAATTTCATCTTCCTCCTTCTCCGCAACATATGGAGCAGGGCGTTTAGGGTCTGTGGCTTTGTGAGATTCTGCACAATAAGCTTCCCACATTTTCTTAATTAATTCTTTTTCCCATAACATCAGGTCAAGTTCGTTTACTTCTATGAATGCTTTAATTTCTAGCCAACTCAGGGGCGAAATACCCATACCATTTTGTGTACACTGACCAGAATTGAAAAAAAGCGCCAGAAGATACTCAAACGCCTGTGGTACTGGTGGCAGTTGAATCTCCGCTGGCGCTTTGATTAGATTTCCTTCGTCGTCTCGTTCACCAAGACTATCGCCTTGCGCCATCTCCATACGGCTTTTTGTAGCCTTCTCAGGGACGGCACCAAGGAAAGCGAGTTGTCTACAATACGTAGTAAATAGCTCGCTTATTGCTTCAAAAAAGCTTCCACCGAGTTCAATTCTGCGTTTACAGCATCACGAATCCACGAGAGAGATTCATCACTGTACAGTGCTTTGATGGCTTCAGGATTGTCCAACACTTGACCTTGATAATCCATGTTATCGATTTTCTGAGTCAGGGTAGTGATGAACTCCAGCGAATCTGCACGGGACTCTGCAAGATTGGCGTCACGACCACCTCGTTGTTTCTTCTTACGCACCAGAACGTCAACAGCTTTGCGATACTCACGCGAGCTAGTACCAAACAGGGTGAACGTAACAGGCTTACCGTCGTCATCTTCCAGCACTTCACCAGTGGCAGGGTGCTTCAGCAGCATCTCAGTGGTTTCCGACAGTTTCAGCGATTCAATTTTAAACATGGTAGAGTTCCTTTTAGTATGTTATGCTGCTTGTGCAGCTTGGTTGTTAGAGCTATGGTGCTCTTTGGTTTGTGATGCGATTAATTCTTCAACGCGGTTTAGAAGTGTGGGGATGTCTACGTTGTAGAAGCATTCCGTACTCCCACCAAAACGTTGTACGACTTGTTTATAATCCTTGCGCAGTTCTTCTAATAATCGCTGCTCTAGTAATAGCGCGAATTCTCCGATAGCAAATGTGTATTCCTTCATAACAGTAAAAACTATTCCCGAATCTCTTGAAATTTTTTTACAGCGAAAGCGCGGAGGGTTGTTAGTAATGCCAACTTTTGTCATCTCCTCGCCTCTCAAAACATATAGATATCCACTCTTGTTCAGCTTAAAGCCGTATTCGCTACACTCGGGGCACTTCCTACCGGATAAATGAGAGGCTGCCTCTTGCCAAAACTCGCCATGATCGTCACAAATTATACAGAGCTTATTGTGACCGCCTATGTAATTGACTTTAGAATAATTGTATAAATTACCGTGTATATGGCGTGCATCCTCAATAAACTTCTCTGACGTCTTCCTACAACGATTTCCTGTAGCCCCGTCCGCGCAAGTTGGGCACCCCGCCTTGTTGAATACATGATTGCGAGGGGTCTGAGAGAACCACCCATGATCATTGCAATGTATGTCAATTTTGGTATCTTTATTAACATAGCCAAGGTCTTGATGGTAAGAGTACCTATTTCCGTGCACCGCATAAATCTCAGATCGCACAGCATCCTCGCATTTACGTAGCTTACTGCCGTTAGCCTCCGCAGCACACTTAGGGCAACCACTTCCGTACAGATGATCATTCGGGAGTGCCAGCCAATCCTCCTTATGGATGTTACAAGCTATACGGACCTTTACTCGACTACCGTTATACTCGACATTGCGGTAAGAATATTTTTCCCCATGCACGTTCTTTGCTTGAGCGATAAACTCTTCCGTCGTTTTCTTTCTTGTCATAAAATCCTTCTTAAATGTCCTAGTCAGTTAGAACGCTTAAGAAGTGCTTTACCGACACTTCTTCTTGCGTATGTAGAAGGCGCTTCGCAGCGTTAATCTACAACAGAGGGCCGAAGCCCTCTTGTATTACGGCGCAGCGACGGTAATTACGGCACTGTCAAGTTCAACTTCGATGTTGCTTTGCAGAATAGCATCGGCGTTAGCAACGTTGGTCTGATAAGACGTCACGATACCAGTGAAGTAGTCAACGTCACCAAGCGATGTTGGCAAAACAATTTTGAACGCACCGGACGTGCGTGCGTTGAAAGCTGCGACCAGTGCCGTAACGTCAGCACCTTTGTGACGGGCGGCTGTGATCGACATCGTGCCGTAATCGACCGAACCTGCGCGCTTCACAACAGTGGCCGTGTCGATGGGAATGTGTTTTTGAACACTTGTCTTGCCGCCATAAGTTCCTAGCGAGCTGACCTCACCAACGGGAATCCATGTCATTCCGACCGCAGTATAGCCAGCTTGGTCGTACGTAGCCGGGAGGGTAGCACAAAAATACAGTTTTGTAGTGGCCGAAGTAATAGCCGAAGAACCGCTCATATTTATTTCCTTTAAATTAAATTATCTTTGCAAAGATGCTTGTTATACGGCTTCTAACCGTATTCTTGTTTGAGCTAGAAGCCCTTAAAACTCTTGTCGTGTGTCAGAATTCCTGACGATATTGAACCCTCACCACAGCAACCCTGAACGCCGCATCCGTCATCGGAGGGCTAACATTAGCAGGCTGCTCTACACTGAAAGTGCTGTACAGTGATTTGTCATATACGGGGAAGAGCGCAGCGATTTCGCTCGTAAGCGTGTCAAGCTGCTTCATCCCCTTGCCATTCGGCACGTACACGTTAATCTGAAACGAACCTACAACACGCTGCCTAGTAGCATCCACCGTAGCATTCATAATATTGTTACTCAGGAAAACAATTTCCAAGTAAGGTGAATTTGTCGGCTTGTTAAACGGGACGCCCTCGAAACTTACGACTACAGGTGGATTTTGTGACGCTGCAAAGGCTGCAACTGCTGTCTCTACTTCTTGTCTGATATTCATTACCATTCGCCCTTTGACCATTTAAACGATTCGTTTACAGGCGCATACACTCTTCGCATACCTGTCCAAGTCCAGCCACTAATAGGGTCTTTGCCAGCAGGCCATCCAAGGTACTCAACACGACAAGCGTAGCTAAGATTGTTAGACAAGCTCACAAAGCCATCCTTCTGAAAGAACGCTGTTGAGGGCTTGACAATGCTCTCAATCCTAGCTAAGCTGTCACTGCCATTGCTTGTAGCACCAGTGATAGATGTATCGAAGCTATTCACAGCAGGGAACCAATTAGCAACGAAATGCCCTGCTACATATGGTCCGTCGCCGACATGGGGGGAGTTGTTTACAATGCGGGTGAAGAGGTTGTAGGCAACAGTATTAATCTTGAAGTTAACTTCTGTTTGTACTCTTGTGATATTGTTTCTTAGAGAGTCAGCAAAACTTCCCATACACATCCCTTACAGAAAAGAATTATAGCATTGCTGCAGTATCTTGTCAATTTTACGACGCCTTAACGACATATGAACCAGAAAGCAGGCTTTCACAGTAGTCCTTCGCTCTCGCTGCGATGTCGTAAGAGTAGAACGCTATAGGCAGCAGGCTTACGTTGAAAGAAACCAACCCTTTGATGTCCGAGTTGATCTTCCCTTTAACTTCCGTAACCAACCCCTCGGAATTAGAGATTGAAAGAAAAATCGCCATCCCTGTGATGTCTGCTGGGACATTAGTGCTGGCATCAAATACAGAAAACACTTCCTGCCCTTCTGTGTCAAATACACGCACTAATTGTTTCTTCACAGAGCCGTACGGCACAGCGCGAAGCTGTGCCTTTGGCTTTGCTGCGAATGTTACGTCGTCTCTGCTAAGGGATTCGTTTATGATATGCACAGTACATGAGTTCATCATTCGTCCGCAATATCTATATAGACAGTACGTTCGTCTGTCCGTTGTGGGGTTGTAAGAGTCTTGATTTTGCATGCAACCGTCGCAGCACTGCCGGGGGTTCCACCAGAAATAAATACTGTTACAACAGTTCCATCGGAAAAACTCCCAACACTGCTCACACCATTTACAGTAAAAGTAACATCAGAAATAGTCACGGAACCGATGTCATCAAGCCACGATGTCCAGTCGAACGAAATATCGATAACTGCATCAGGGTCTTTCAACCCCCGAGGCTTCTTAGGGTCGTTAAGGTTCCACCACCTACCTCCAGTGAATATTGGAGATGTGGCTTGAATATTGATAGTTCTTGCAATACTTGGTGTAAACATTGGTGCCACCTGTGCTGATGTTAGTTGCGCAACCACTAAAGATACTGACGTAAGTGGCACTACAAAATATGTCGTGTTAGAAACCGCAGCAGTTAAATTTGACACAGACTGAAGATTAGCCTGTAATCTAATTGATGTAGTTAAATTTGATACAACGCTCTGAGCAGATGCTATATTGCACGACAATTGCGCACTGCCTCCAGCTAATGCAGCGGTTAGCAGTGTGGTTGAAACAAGAGATGAAAGAAAGGCAATCGCTGTCGTAAGTGCAGGGGATGTGGAGGATGAAGCTAAAATAGAGCATGCCAAGGAAGCGCCGCTTTGTGTATTAGCCTCTAATCCTACAGCATTCATACCTACCGCGTTATAGGATAACATTTTTCCTCCTTAGTCTACTCTGATCGCATCAGGGGTTGGAAGAAGTGGCAATCCGATATACACATCTGCGCCAGTTGCGTTGGTTGGATACGAGAAATTATCGTAGATTAGATTACTCACATCAGGCGCATAACTGTTGAGCGTACCAGCCTTACCGCCACAGTGTTTGACATAGAACGTACCTGTTGCTGGATTACCTCCGGAGGTAACTGCCAGCACCACTTGGTTATTACCTTGAATTGCCACGCTCTGCACCACTAGATCAGTGCCAGTGAAGTCGCTAGATGTGTTAGCAAACCAACCTGTAATAGGTGAGCCGGGAGTTTTCGCGGACAGAGACGTACCGCCTTCGTGAGTGATGTTCAGCGTCACCGTACCGCCACTGCGGCTGGCAACACCGCTGATCTTCGGGCCCCGGGCACCGTACGGCACGCCAATAGGGTCCAGCACATTCATACATGCCTGGGCCATGCGGTAGAGGCCGATGCGCTGCATCTCGTCGACAAAGTGCAAGCCGGGATTGCCATTGGCATCGTTAGGTGGGGCCATGTCGATACAGCTCCACCCGATACGGATGTCAGCCCCCATAGCGATCAAGTCTGAATCAGCGATCAAGTCGATTACGGCGCCACGCAGAATTTCCATTTGCGACGGGCTACCTACACCCATAATCGCATACAGGAACGTCAGCTTATTGGCCGGTCGTCCAAATTTCGCCACTTGTGCGATGTGCGCGAGCGTAAACCGTTTGAGTTCAGCGGTGCGTTGCGCGCGAGTCGTAGTGAACCAGTCAAGTGTCTCCCCCTGATGCCAGAGAACGATACGATAATCACCATTGGCAAGAATGGGGCCAGCCGGGGTCGAAAAACCAATCGCCCCATTGGTAACGCCGCTCTGTGACAGCATCACAATGTTATTGTTGTTATCGATGAACTGCCCCATCGCCGTTCCATTTCTCGCCCACGGATTAATCGCAGAACCCACCTTGCGGCCAAATTTCTGAGTCAGTGTATTGCCAACAAATCGTAGCAACGCTAGAGTGCCTTGCTCGTAAGCGTACCAACTACCTAGCGAATATGCATTGGTGCCGCCTGCCACAAAACCTTGCATCGTGAACAGCCCGCCCGTCTTGTTAGCAAGGAAATAAGAAGTCTCATTCTGACTCGTGCCGGGTACATTCGGCGGTGTATATGTGCCGCTACTTCCGCCATTCAGCAGGCCCACCATATTCGACTGCCCCCAAGGGAGAATCATGGGGCCAATCATGAAGTTGACGGTATCTGCACTTGTAACAGTTCCACTCGTGCCGACACGGACTTGACGCTTATAAGTACCTACAGGTACGTTACGTAGGAAACCTAAACCGGTCGTGCCATTCACGGTTACGGTTGATGTAATGTCGGCCCAGTCGAAACCGCTTACCACGTTTCCACTTGAATCAATAATTCGTGCTTGAACCGAAGATGGTTGACCGCCAGCGAACGTAAATACAACAGGTACGTCGGCTGTCGTATCATTGCTTGTGGCGGTTGGCTGGATGACGAAGGTTCCCGTGTACTGGCCCGTCTGAGTCACCTGAAACGGCGTCATTGTAATTGCGGTAGTGGGAGTTGCTACCGCGCTGCCTAGAAGAGGCTTGCCACCAACAAGCAGAAGCTTGCCCGTGGCACCCAAGATAAATTGAGCAGTCATTACGAGATAACCCAAACAATCGGCGTTCCGGTGTTGTCATCAAATGCCTTGGATGAGCCGTCCGAGAACATAATCCACAGGATGTAATTGCCCGGTGTGCCGTAGGCATTAAACGAGTTGGCAGGCCAGTACGTACCGAAATACTGACTGGATGCGTCGGCCCAGCTACCGTATTTATTTGCACCTTGAATAGTAGTGGTGTTAGATGCGGAATTATTTCCGTTGCCGCTATTAGCTGGAATCGATGTGTCAGTGAACGCTACAGGGCAAGGATTGCCTTGCTTGCCCCACACAAATTTAATGTCAGATTGGTTCGCCGCAGCCCCCGCACCAGCCGATGCCGTGCTCGTGCGGACGTTAATCCGAGGGGTGACACTGCTGCAATACCCGTTGGGCTGTGTGCCGCCAAAGGTGCCCGCCGCGAACGACCCGGTGCCGCTATTCGTTGATGTCAGCAAATAACTGTCTTTCATCAGCGTGCCAGCACTTGGTGCAGTCGAGTAGAACGACTTGGACAGCGATGATGTGGTGCCAGCCGCGTCTACAAGCACGAAGTAGACGTAATACGTCGTCAACGGATTCAGGCCGCTGAAAGTAAACGCCTGACCGCCAGATGCGTTGTTGGCAGACTGTGTGCCGCTGGCTTTCACAGTTGTGACAGTTTCACTGTAGCTCGTGCTAATGTAGCGATACAATGTACCACCAGCTTTGTTTGTCGTAGCAGTCCCAGTTACAGAACCACTGTTAGCCGTAAACGATGCCGCTGTTACGGTCGGCGTGGTATCTGTGGCTGGTGTTGCGAACGATCCGCTATTGGCGACGTTCGATGTTTGCGCCGAAGCGTCTACGTGGACAAAGTGCGCGTAGTAGTTCGTAGACGCCACCAGTCCCGTGCCATAGACATATTGCGTGCCAGATGTGGTGATTGCTTTCGTCTGGTTTGCTGCCGCAATGGTTGCGGAGGTTTCCGTCGCGTTGGTCGAGAACAGGTAGTAAAGCGTGCCGTTGCCTGAAGTCGTAGAGACAGAACCCACAGCCGTGGTTGGACCGCTGCTAACGCCGAGCGGGGATGACAGAACCGGGGCGGCGGCTGCATTCACAACGTACGCGCTCGAGGAGCCCGATACAAGTGTCGTATGATCCCGCACGCTGATGACGCGGCTCGTACTTGCGCCCGATGGCGTGACGCTGAACGACCATGTGCCGTTGCCGTTGATGATCAAGCCAGTGGATGCTGCCGTCCAGCTACTAGGCGTACCACCGTTGTCGGTAGTCTGGTAATCGAGCGCAGATGGCTGAACACTAGTCCACGTACCCGACAGCGTGTATGCCGTACCGACCGTCTGTGTCCCCGGCGTGGTCACGGTGATGCTCTGCGTCACTGCCGGAACCGTCACGGTTGCAGTGCCGCTGGTAGTGCCGTCCTGCACACTGAGTGCCTTGACCGTGATCGTTTGCGACGACGCGGTTGCTGCTGGTGCCGTATAGAGGCCGCTGGAGTTGATGCTACCACCACCGGAAAGAACCGACCATGTGACAGCTTGCGACGGGGAGTTAGTACCGTTCACAGTAGCAGAAAACTGCTGAGTCTGACCACCAGAAACAGTTGCCGTAGCTGGGCTGACAACAACGCTTGTTACAGTCGCCCCTGCTGCGTTGACCGCGTACGTACCGGACGTGCCAACTACCGCCGTGTTGTTTCGGTCGCGCACAGAGATCGTGCGGCCACCACTGGTTGAAGTTGGTGTGATCTGGAACGAAAACGAGCCTTGGCTGATCGTCGGCGAGGCCACCTGAGTCCACTGGTTAGCAGAATCGTCGCTCAAGCGGTAGTCCAGTGCGGTCGGGGTGCCGTTGGTATAGCCACCCAGCACCGTGAACGGTGTGCCGACAGTCTGCGTGGACGGTGTGTTTACCGTGATCGCCTCAGCCGCGTTCACAACGAACGTGCCGGAAGTGCCGACGACGCTGGTAGTGTGGTCACGCACCTTGACGTTTTGCGACACATTCGCGCTCGGCACTGTGACACTTCCAAACGAGAACGTGCCGCCACCGATTGTCGGCGACGCTGCTACGTTCCATGTAGTTCCTCCGTCAATAGACCAGTCCAGTGCGGTCGGGGTGCCGTTGGCGTAAGAGCCGCTAACACTGAAGGGAGTCCCGGCAGTTTGAGCCGATGGGGTGTTGACGGTGATGGTTTGTGACGGTGTACCGCTTCCGAATAATGTTCTAAGCGCACCCACAGTAATCTTATAAGTGAGGCCCGTAGATGGGTCTTGGATAGGAAACACACAAGAATCAGATGGCGTACCGCTAAATACTGTCAAGTCTGTGACAGCAATGCCGTCTGTAGTAACCACAACCTTGCGGAGAAAGTCACCCGGTACAGTGTTGTACACTGTAGGCAATGCACCTGAGAATGTGACAGCACTCGTTCCGTTAGAGCCTGAAATAATCTGAGTGATGGTGATTTGTGTAGAGGAAGTGATCGTGCAATATGCATCCATCCAGTTCGTACCATCATCAAATGCAAATGGTACGTTGGTATCACTTACCACGATTGCACCATCCGTAATGGACTGAGCCAACGTCCTACAATTACTAACAGCAGTACCAAGCGTAACCACTGTTCCGACAGACAATGTTGTTGAACTGAGGGCGCTTGCTGTGACTTTAAGTCTACTTGCAAATTTCATGCGTCACCTCTTAGTTGTCAATCTGGACGGACAGTGCAGCAGCAGAGAAGGAAGGGGCGGCGTCGAGGTTGTTAACAGTCTTAGGGGTTGCAAACGTACCGTACCAGAGTTCGTTACCACCCGACAAGGCGTCAAAAATACCCATACCCTGCACAGTTCCCCAATTTGCCGTAGGTGAAGCAAACGTAATAGCGCTGTTATTGGAAGTAGTTCCACTTGTGCCATTAGACGCAACCGTAGTACCGGCACCTTGAGTGCCAGCCCAATTAGTAAGCGACGATGTGACAGCCACACGTGCGTACGAACCACCAGACACTTCAACACGCGCGCTTCCAGCATCATTATCAGCAGTAGTGAAAAGGGCGATGTACAGCGTTGCCGGGGGCGTGAAAGTTTGACCTCGAAATACGAAGTCGATTAATTTGTTTTCGAGATAATCCGACATAGCCGACATAATGTTTTCCTTTTAATTTATGTTATTCGCGTACGTACAATTCGTACAGAACGCAAGAATCTTGTGCCAACGATGGGTTAAGCTGCTTCACCGTTACAATCTTGTATAGCTTATCGCCAATCTTGAGCATGTCACTATTAGCGCTCAAATGTGGCAGAGCCAAGCCTACCTCAGTTTTTTGAGGTGGCTGCACATACACTTGTTTGTCGCCAGTTTTGATGAGGGTATTTTGCTCAGTGCCCTCACCTTCATTCTTGCGCACATAATCGAACACCATAATATTTACAAGGTAGTCTTGGTAAGATACGGTGTTCTCGGATGTGGCAGGGTCGTATTCTTCTGAGATGGCTACGCTGATGTAGGCTGTTGTGCCGAATTTGGACATCATGGAGGCTACGGTGCGGTCAAGTGGATTCATCACTGCGGCTCCACGCCACCGTTTGCTACATCACCACCATAAGGGTCAAATGGGCCAACGGCAATTTGATGCAGACGTTCATCCGATGTCGGACGATTCTGTGCGTTGGTGAAGTCTTCTTTGAATTGCAGAATAGGGTGAACTTCATTTGCACCTGCAACATAAGGAATTGGGCACGTTTGATTCAGAGCAGGTTCTTTAATAACTAGCTTAAGATATTGCAAGTATTGATTAAATGCCTGTTGCCCATAAACTTCCACAACACCCATCTTTTGTTGAGTGTCAAAAGCAAGGCCCGCGAGAATGTATTGACCACACAAAATTGTTGCTGCGCGAAGATTCCCGTTCGTGTCCACAAGGGCACTATCATAAACTTCATCAGGAAGTCGTGGAATATCTAGATAATCACCAAGCCGGTATCGCAGCTTACCG